AGAAACGTTAGTGTCGAAATTCGTGAACTTGAAAATGGATATCCATCACCACAATTCGTTAGTGATGGTGACAATGCGCTTGTCAACAATAGAAATATTACGACTAGTAATGATGCGTCAGCGGCAACGAAATTCACATTTAAGAATCCTATTTACTTGAATGCTGGTAATGATTATTGCTTTGCAGTTAAACCTGAGAACAATGATCCAGACTTTGCAATTTGGGTTGCTGAATTAGGTGCAATTGACATTACTAATCCAGACAAGCAAACTCGAATTGAACAAGCGTACAATAGCGGATTGCTATTCACATCTTCTACCGATAGAACGTGGACTGCAAAACAAAATACTGATATGAAATTCACAATGAGAATTGCCGAATTCAGTACTTCTGCTAAACTTGCTTATTGGACTAATATTCCAGTATCTACTGCATTCTCATACGATGCATTGACTCCGGCTATTAGCGACCAGATTCTTCCTGGAACAGATATCACTTATGACATTAAGACTGCCGATAGTACATATGCAGTTGATTCTGATTATACAACAATCAAGAACTATGAGAGATTGATATTACGTTCTAGAAAACAAATCTCGACAACTTCAGCAGAGACAGCAAGCGGATTTAAGTCTCTGCAAGTTAGAGCAACATTGTCTACAACGAATAAGTATATTTCTCCATATATCGATGATGAAAATATTATCTTCCACTTTGACAAGAATGTTATCAACAATTCTTTTGAGACAAGTATAACTGGAACAGTCACATACGGTTCTGGTAATAATATTGTTGTTGGTTCTGGCACAACTTTCAGCACACAAGTATTTTCTGGTGAATACGCTTACTTTGGTGATGAGTATCGTAGAATTGCTTCAGTAGCAAATAATACATACTTGACTGTTACAACTAACTTTACAACATCAAATGCAGCCAGTCAGACAATGACTATTCGTAATGAAGAGAATCCAGTTGGACCATATTCTTCAGAGTCTAGATACATCACTAAAGTTGTGACATTGAATGACGGATTTGAAGCATCTGATTTGGTTACGTATTTTAAAATCAATCGTCCACCAGGAACTTCAGTTAAAGTTTACTGTAAGTTATTGAACGAAAATGACACAGATGCTTTTGATGATAAATTTTATACTCCTATGGATTTGGTTGGAACAGAAACGTTCACACTAAATCAAGGTGAGTACAAAGAAGAAAAGTATGTTGTTCCATCCGTAGCAAAAACTGGTGGTTCTGAATTGCTTGCTGGTACAGTTGCAATCTCTAACACATCAACAACAATCACTGGCACATCTACTCGCTTCATTGAAGACTTGAAGATTGGCGACACAATTGCTGTTGGTACTGCTAGAACAGAACGTGTGGTTGCTACTATCGCAAATAACGTATCGTTGACAGTTGAATCTGCATTCTCTACAGTTGCTTCTGGACAAGACATTTTCCGTGTGCTAAATAATGCAGTTGCATATACGACACCTGATGGAAGAACATTCCAAGGATACAAGTACTTTGCAATTAAGATTGTTTTCTTGTCTAGCAATCCAAGTTATGCTCCGAAAGTTAAAGATTTAAGAGGAATTGCACTAGCATGATAGTAGAAAAGATTAAAATTGTCGAACCTGTCCGTGGGTTCACAGAGAGAGACAGAAGTTCTAAAGCAATTCTAAATACGGATATTGATTCTCTCTTAAAATATAAAATTCAGAAAAGAAAAATTTCTGATATAAATAAGAGTACGAACGAAATCGCATTGATTCGTGGAGAAGTAGACAACATCAAGTCCGAACTCAGCGAAATCAAACATCTATTATTAAAAATTACTAAAGAGAGAGAATAACTATGACAATTTCACAAGTAGCGTTGTCTAACACGTTCAACGAGTTTAGACAGTCATTCAATGACGTAGCAAATACTACAAATGCGTTGACCGATGTAGACACAACAAGAGTTCCTGTATATGCAAGTACCATATCAGCAAACTCTTTAACTGCAACTGCTAATGTATCAGCGGCAAACGTTAATGTAAGTACATTAACTTCAGGCAGAGTTGCTCTTGCAGGCGCAGGTGGCAGAATACAAGACGATGATGGTTTAACGTATAACACATCGACAAACACACTTACATCTGGTAATCTTGCAGTCTCTGGCACATCCTCATTAGTTGGAAATGTCACAGTCAATACTGACAAGTTAACTATTACTGCATCAAACGGAACAATTTCTGGTGCGACTGCAAACGTTTCTGTAGCAACAGTTAAAGCGTCAAGTGCTGTTCAATCTGGTTCTCAAGTTGCAGGATTCTTGACAGAAGTTGGTTCTAATGAAGAAAAACACACATTCATTGGTGCCGCATCTTCTAACGATGCGATTGACGTAGCGGTTGTTAACCAAAGCACTGGTACATTAGCATACTCAGAATTCATTGCGATGAACAACACAGGTAACACAGACTCTGGTTGGATCTCAATGGGTATCAATAGTTCTAACTATAATGATCCAGCTTTTGCATTGACAAAGAAAGATGACGCATATATTCTTTTTGAAGCACCAGAAGGCAGTACAGGTACTGGTGACTTAATTATTGGAACAGGTGCTAACGGCACATCTAACAAAATTATTTTAGGTGCTGGTGGTTTCTCAACTGGTAATAGTCAAGTAGTAATTACACCAGATGTTAAAGTTGCTATCAACATTCCAACAAACTCTTCTAGCACAACAACAGGTGCGTTAGTTGTTAGCGGTGGTATTGGTCTTGCTGGTAACTTGAACGTTGGTGGTAACGTAACAATTACTGGTGCGATTAGCTTGCAAGGTTCTGGTAACACAGTTTCAACATCTTCACTTTCTGTTGCTAACTCACTCTTGTTCTTAGCCGCTAACAACAATGCTGATATTCTCGACTTTGGTGTTATTGGTGAATACAAATATGGTGCAACAACTAAGTACGGTGGTATCGTTCGTGATGCTACTGATGGTATCTTCAAGTTGTTTGCTAACAACTCAGCAGTTCCAGCTAACACAGTTAACTTCTCTGGAACAGGTAACTTGTATGCCCCATTAGTTATTGGTTCAGCTAACGTTGCAAACACTACAGCATCTACTAGTTCTACGACTGGTGCGTTGACAGTTGGTGGTGGCGCAGGTATCGCAGGTGCAGTATTTGCTGGTGGTGCGATTAGAACAAATAGTACAACTACATCCACATCGACTACTACTGGTGCGTTGATTGTTGATGGTGGTGTAGGTATTGCAAATACATTGGTCGTTGGTGGTAAGACTACACTTACAGCCGGAATTAAAATTGAAGAAGTGTTTGAGAAAGTTACAGTTTCTGCAACAGCGGCTACTGGCACCGTTAACTATGACGCACTAACTCAAGCAGTTCTTTATTATACATCAAATTCGTCTGGTAACTGGACGCTAAACGTTCGTGGAGATTCTGGTCAAACTATGGATTCTACTATGGCTACTGGAGAATCTGTTACATTTGCATTCTTGGTTACTAACGGCGGAACTGCTTATTATCAAACTAGCTTCACAATTGACGGAAACGCAGTTACTCCTAAATGGTCTGGTGGAACTGCTCCAAGTTCGGGCAATGCTAGTTCTATAGATGTTTATACAATAACTGTTATTAAAACAGGTAGTGCAACATTTACTGCATTAGCGGCTCAAACTAAATTTGCTTAATTATTAATAGGAGTTATACAATATGCCATTATTATCAACAAGAGGCGCAGGATCAAAATCTGGATTTACAGGAAGTGGTGGCGGAGCTGTCGCCCAACCTGGAGAAGCAATTTTCCAAACTGCTGGATCATATACATGGACAGTTCCCGTAGGAGTGACTTCAGTATCTATGGTTGCAATCGGTGGCGGTGGCGCTGGAGGTAAAGGCAGTTCGTATAATCACGGTGGCGGAGGCGGTGGCTTAGCTTATGTTAATGGTGTAACAGTAACACCTGGTCAAAATTTTACAGTTGTTGTTGGTGGTGGTGGCAATGGCGTGAGTAGCGGCAGCGGCAATTCTGGCGGTGATAGTTATATTCGACTTTCTTCAACTGATTATGTTAGAGGTAATGGTGGTGAGGGTGGACAAAATAATCGGGGAGGTAATGCTGGTAGTGGATCAATAGGTGCACCAACAGGCTCAGGCGCTAGCCGTGGTGGGGGTTGGGGTGCCGCTGGAGACAATGGAGACGATGGTGGTGGAGGTGGTGGTGCCGCAGGTTGGGGAGGTAATGGCTCGAATGGTCGTGCTGGTACACAGAATGGTTCTGACTCACAAAATTATATAAGTGATTCTGGTCGTTCAGGCAATGGCGGTGCATCAGGAGATGGTGCTAGAGGTGGATACGGAGATGAAGCCACCGGCTCAGATTCTGTCAATGCCGGCGGCGGTGGCGGCACCAATGTTATTACAGGTGGAGCGGGAAATCAAGGTGGAGACTCCAACAATGGCAGCGGTAGTGACGCAGGCGGCACCCGTGGCAACGGCGGTATTTGCGGTGGCGGTGGCGGTGGGTGTACTGATGGTAAGAACCCGAATGACGGCAACGTTAGTTTCTCTGGTGCCCGAGGTGCATGTAGAATTATTTGGGGCGTAGGAAGAGCATTCCCAACGACAAGTGCAACTCAATCATCTAGCGTTACAATTGATTCACGTTAATTAGGGAATTTAAAAAAATGCTTTACGCAAAAATAAACTCAAAAAATGAAATTATAGTTTTTCCATATAATTCGGAAAATCTTAAACAAGAAAATCCTTATACTTCATTCGGTGCAGGACCAAATTTAATTGAATTATATTCAACTACAGAAGATGCAGTTAATAACAATTATTCTTTAGTTGAAGTGATTGAAGAGGATCGTCCTGGTGAAGATACGAATTATAAAAACGTAACTAAAAATGAATTGCCATCTTTAATTGATGGCGTATGGCATTTAAAGTATACGATTACTGATAAGTCACAGGAAGAAATAGACGCATATGTGGCTTCTATTCCACCGAGAATAAGACCTTTACGTAACACAGTATAATTTTATATAAGTTATAGAAAAACCCACCACTCGGTGGGTTTTTTACTTTCTGCCTTATTATAAATAGAAGATGAAATTCATTAAGGGGCACAGTAAATGAGTACAAGCAAACCGGCATCAAGAGAAGAATTCAAACAATTCTGCCTTAGAAGACTAGGTGCGCCTCTCTTAGAGATAAACGTAGCTGACGAACAAGTTGAAGACTGCATTGAGATTGCATTTCAATATTACTACGACTATCACTATGACGCAACAGAAAAAGTCTATCTAGCACGACAAGTCACACAAACCGACATTGATAACAAATACTTGTCTATCGAAGACTCCGTTATTGGAATCACTAATATTCTTCCAATAGGTAACAGTTATTCTACAAACAATCTATTCAATTTGAGATATCAGATTGCGCTTAACGATTTGTTTGCTTTCAATACTGGACCATTTGCACCTTACTATATGGCATTGCAAAACGTTGCTTTGGCTGAAGAATTGTTCGTTGGTAAACAAGGTATCAGATTTCAGAGACACTCAAACAAGTTATATGTAGACATTGCTTGGGGTGAAAAGATTGTGTTGGGAGAATATATGCTTATTGAAGCGTATCAGAAAATTGATCCAGACACATACACAGACATGTATAGCGATAGATGGCTACAAAAATATTGCACATCACAGATTAAAAAGCAATGGGGCGAAAACTTGAAAAAGTTTGAAGGGCTTTCTATGCCAGGAGGAATTACATTTAACGGGCAAAAAATATATGACGAAGCTACAGATGAAATTCAAGCTATGGAAGCTGAAATGATTAGCACATATTCTTTACCTGTTACTGATATGTTAGGCTAATCTCATGGCACGTAATCGTTATTTTAATCAGTACACTCCTGTCAAACAGGAACAAAATCTTGTTGAAGATTTAGTCATAGAATCTATTAAGATTTATGGTGTAGATGGTTATTACTTACCAAGAACGCACGTAAATTTAGATACGATTTACGGTGAAGATGCGTCTATGATTTTTGATGATGCACTTGAATTAGAGTTATACATTAAAAGTTTCGATGGATTTCAAGGGCAAGAAGATTTCTTGTCTAAGTTTGGTTTGCAGATTGATGAATCAATCACGTTCGTTGTTGCACAGAAACGTTTCACGCAATCATTGAAGCCATCATTCATAACAGAGTATGGATACAACTTCAAGAATGAAGATGGTGAATATTTACTAGATGAACAATCATACGACTACGCAGACATACTAAGACCAAGAGAGGGAGACTTAATTTGGATTCCTATGCTTGGTTACATGTACGAAATTAAATTCACAGAGAACATTGAAAACTTCTTTCAACTAGGTAAACTATACACATACGAAATGCGTTGTGATAGATACGAATACTCTAGCGAACGTCTTGATACTGAAGTTACCGACATTGATAACATTGAAACTCAGTACAGTATGTCAACAGCTAACAATGAGAAAATGTTGGATGAAGATGCATTCTTGTTGTTACTTGAAGATGGTACATTCATTATCAACGAAGCTAATGTTGTTGTAGCAGCCGAGGTTGCCGCAGACAATGAATCAATTGGACAGAAAATTATCGATGATGATATTCTAGACTTCTCAGAACAAAACCCATTCGCATCGACAAGGACTTTCTAATATGATGTTCGGACACGACTTTTATCACGGAACGCTAAGACGTTACGTAATCATGTTTGGTAATCTATTCAACGAAATTCAAGTTGATAGATATAACGACACGGGAACTAAAATTCAAACGTTAAACGTTCCTATTGAATATGGACCAAAACAAAAGTTCATTCAAAGAGTAGTAAGCGACCCTACGTTAAATCGTGAGATTGCCGTTACTCTGCCACGACTAGGTTTTGAGTTTACTGGTATGTCATATGCACCTAGCCGTAAACTAAACACAGGACACAAGATAACTAAAGGCGTTAATACTGGTGGTATAGATTTTAACTATATGTACTCACCAGTTCCATATGACTTTAATTTCTCTCTACACGTACTTGTTAGAAATACCGAAGATGGTACACAAATTGTAGAACAAATTGTACCATTTTTTACGCCAGACTTTACAGTCACTATGAAGATGGTGCCTGAGTTAAGTTTGAATATGGACGTTCCAATTGAATTACAGTCTGTAACTTCAGACGATTCTTATGAAGGCGACTTTGAATCACGTAGAATTCAGACTTGGCAATTAGATTTTATCATTAAAGGATATCTATTTGGACCTGTCAATAAGTTTAAGTATATTATCAAAGATGACTTGAATCTTATCGATGATAGCGTATCTATTGATAGAGCAATTATCTCTACACAAACGTTTACTGGTGATGCAGAGTTCAATGTAAGCGAAGCACAAACTAATGACAATGGATACAAACCTTAAAATGAAAAAAACTGTTGATGATAAATTGAATGACATATTTGATGTGCAAGGTAAAATTGTTGAACAAGCATTACCCACAGTAGTAGAGCAAGCTAAAGAACCTGTTTCTACTGGTGCACCAAATGATGAATCGATTGATGCTGACTATGAATATGCAAGAGAGAATCTAAAGTTATTCATTGAGCAAGGCAAAGTTGCTATGGAAAACATTATCTTCTTAGCTAAAGAAGGTGAGTCTCCAAGAGCATATGAAGTTGTTGGACAGTTGATTAAAACATTGTCAGACACTAACAAAGATTTGTTAGACTTAGGTAAAAAAGTAAAAGACTTGAAATCTAAAAAAGATGACACACAACAACCACAGCACGTAACAAATGCATTGTTTGTTGGTAGCACAGCAGAATTACAGAAACTAATTGGTAAGAGATGACAGCAAAATCCTATCTAGGAAATTCTCTTTTAAAAGCATCTGGTGTTCCTCTTAATTTCACAAAAGACGAAATTGAAGAATACTTGAAATGCGCTGACGATCCGATATACTTCATTGAAAGTTATTGTAAGATTGTCACGCTAGACCATGGGCTTCAGGCATTCAAACTGTACGATTGTCAAAAAAATAAAGTAAAAGTTATCCATGAGAATCGTAAAGTTATTCTTATGGAAGGGCGCCAGCAAGGTAAGACAACAACATCGGCCGCATATATTCTTTGGTACACATTGTTTCAAGGAAGCAAGACTGTAGCG